AGCGTTCTAGACCATCTTAAAACACAAATGGTCAAACACTACTCAGCCACCGGCTTCGAGGACAATCAGCCCTCAACAAATGCCTGTTTTGAGGCCACCCGTAGAGACGGGGGTCAACAATACGCTTTGTTGCAGGATACTGATCTGTACTACGATGGTACGGACCTGGCTGTGAGAGGCGACTCGAATGAAGATTTGGTCGACCTCTGTGAAAATATCTCCAATGTGAGACAAATTCAGCTCCCACTCCCCACATACCTCTCAACAATGAAATGGTTCCCCAAAGGCGTGTTTCGGGACAACACCTCTAGGATGAACCTTATCGTTGAGTCTCGCGAGAGACAAGGGAGGGATCGTTGGGGAAAGCTGGTTCTCTTTCGTGAAAGAATAATTGGGCGTGAACAGTTAAGCTGTACGATCCAAGCAGTGCTGGAACCGATGAAGGTCCGCGTCATTAGTAAGGGCGAAGCACAGCCCTACTACTTCTCTAAGCCACTACAAAAATTTATGTGGCGAACCCTCAAAGACATACCATGCTTCCGTCTAGTTGGTAGGACAATCAGTCCAACCGATCTGATGGACTTGGCCCATCACCAACAGCCGGGTGATCACTGGTTCTCAGTTGACTACTCGGCCGCTACTGATGGTCTAAGCTGGAAGTATTCGGGGAGGATTTTGGAATACATCCTCTCCGGCCTTCCTCAGCATGAGCGTGATCTTGCATACCGTGTCCTCGGCCCGCATCGTCTCCACTACCCTATGAGGGAGGAGGGACGCCCTGGGCGGAAAGTTGTTTTCCGAGGCGTTATGCAGAGTGGTCAGCTTATGGGTTCAGTCCTGTCCTTCCCAATTCTTTGCTTGGCAAACTTGGGTGTTTATCTCGCGAACACGCGAGAATTACATGGAGAGGAAGTAAGGGGGCATGATGGGAAACCACTCACGCCCGCTGAAAGACTGAACTCTGTCTTGATCAATGGTGATGACATGCTCTATGCTGCCCCTAAGGAACTGTGGGACAGTCATATCGAGATTGGTCGACGTGTAGGTCTTAAGATGAGTGTGGGGAAATCCTACGTTCATAAGACTTACGCGAATATCAATAGTACAAGTTTTCACTATGATCTTGACGGCTGGGGGATCTCTCAGACACCATGGCAGATCGACTTCCTTAACGTCGGTCTGTTCTTTGGCCAGTCGAAGGTCCAAACAAAGGAGGAGAAGAAGGTCCCAAAGGACGCGAAAACTAGGGAAGACGATGGAAATCATCACAAGGACCGCATAGGCGGCGTTGTGGACTGGATCTCAGTTCTACTCCCTGGATGTCTCCCGGGTAAACAGCCCGACATCCTTAGGCAATTCATTTCCCAGCCCCTAATCCTCGAGCAATTGAGGAGGGAAACCTGGGTGAATTGCGGTGAGGGCCTGCTGCAGGCTCACCCAAATGGCGGTTACTCGAAGGGTTTTTATAGAAACCTGTTCCTCCCAATTTCAGTTGGAGGGATGGGGCTCAAACCACCCGACGGATGGAAATATGAAGTAACCGAGTGCCAAAAGAAGTTGGCGAAGAAACTCCGTTTTCAGGCCGTTTGCCTGACTACGACTCAGCGACCGCTCCCTGGTCTCGAACTCGAAAGCTTTGAAAGCAATCCTGCTCGACCTTGGGTTGTGGCAAATCAAATAAAAGTTTGCCCGCGTGTTTCGCTGAAGATGGTTCCTTGGCAGAAGAATGCTAAGAACCGGGTTGATCTTCGCGACTTTATTGAGTACTCGCCAAGCCGCACATTGAGAGTAGATTATATGGTTTCCAAAGATAGGAAAACGGGTCAACTCCCCAATGATTGGGAGATTCCCACGGTCAATGTCCAATCGGAGTTGATAACGGATGGGAACGAGAGCATCGACCATGAGATGAAGCGTCACATTGAGCACCTTGAATTACTGGTGTTCATCGATGACATCGCAGCCGGGAAGTTTAATGAAACTCCCGGGATCGAGGATGTAGACTCCACAACTGGGGGCACAGGGGGGGTTCAGAATGAACTCATCACAGAAAACGAATGGGAGACCGACGATCTAAACGTTGTCGGGTTTGATTCCCTGTCACTGTTCGAGAGATTAGCCTTTATGGATACCTTAATCGACAGTGAGATTCTCGTGAATGAGGCTCACATGACCTACTTCCCCACGGCTACCAGCTGCAATCCGGAGTTCTACGCCTACTGCGGGCTTCATGACCAAGGACTTAGAGTCTAAGCTTCTGCCTCGTGGGGTTTCCACGGTTCATAGCCCAGACTTGGTTGGCCAATGCAGTTCGTGCCATGACGAGATGGGTGGTCCTGGGAAGACGTTAAACTCAGCCATGGGGTGATGTGGTGTAAACAAACCAAAACGGTGTTGCTGGAGTACTGCGCGCAAATAACAAGCGTGTCATTTGAATTCACAATTCTCGAGCTCACACAGATCAGCCCCCGGAGACAGGCCTTAAGAGTGGGTTTAATAGGATAAATTGATCCTCCATTCTTGGTAATCCCGGGATGACCAATTGAATTGATCTGTCTGAGTCTGCCCTAAGAGAGTTGTGGGTTGGTGATCAGCCCAAGCAACTTAATAGTTCCGTGCTAAATGAGGTGTCTTTTGGACCTAACCTTGGTTACTAAACGGTCACCGCTTCTGTAAGATAAGCTGTATGAAAAGATAGCTGAAAGGATCGAATCCCACCATCTTATGAAGTGCCCGCGAATCCCAAGTTGTCGGTATCACTTGACGTCCCTCTAAACGCCGAGAGACTGCACGGTTTGGCAGCTAAAAGCCTCGCAAGCTTTGCTGTTCCACGTCATGTACAGTCCACCCAGTTCAAGGTGGATCCCATACATGAACAATCAACAAAACAAGAAGGCCCCGGGACAGGGGAGGAAGAACAAGAATACTGTCCACAAAGCCCAGAAGCCCCCTGCTTCTGGCCGTTCTCCCAAGAATGCCCTGAAGAGTAAAGGAAGCGGTTACAGCGCACCTGTGGCGAGAGCCCAGATTGTGCGAACCGGCATTCCCCAAATGAGGAGCCAGAGCAATGGCGATATCGTTGTCTCCCACCGGGAGTATATACAAGATATTGCGGGTTCAGTTGCGTTTACAAACAACACCCTCTCAGTCAACCCTGGGTTGCCTGGGACATTTCCCTGGTTGAGTGCGATTTCGCAGCGGTATGAAAGCTACCTCTTTGAGCAGCTTAGCTTCGAGTTTGAAACTGAGGCCCCTACTACCGCGACAGGAACAGTCCTGTTGACTCTGGATTACGACGCGTCTGATCCAGCACCAGTCGACAAGACTCAAGCACTCTCCTACAGGCGGGCAGTTCGATCAGCACCCTGGTTGGATTGCCGTCATATTTCTCTTAGTGAAGATTTACACAAGAGAAAGACCTACAATGTGAGGTCAGGTTCGTTGTCTGCTAATCAGGACATCAAACTTTATGACACCGCGACCCTATATGTTTCGACAATAGGGCAGGCCGGTACAACGAACATTGGTGAGCTTTATGTTTGCTATACTGTTCGTCTCATGACCCCCCAAATGGGAGACGCTCGCCTTGGCGAGGCCGTCTCTGGGAGGTTTACCGGGGTTAGCAATGCTGCACCCTTCGGTGCAGTGGCAGCCAGTGGAAATCTACCTGTAACGATTAGTTCAGCAGGTGCCACTCCTTCTGTAGTGACCTTTACATTCACACAACCTTGGTCTGGATATGCTTCTGTTGCCCTCTCGGGAACAGGGCAGGTGAGCGTTGCCCCCTCGGGGACAGCTACCGCCAATCTCCAGTCCAACGTAGTGAATGCTGGCTCAACAGCCCAGTCCGCCTTGATCTTGGTGGATGCTGACTTGAGTCAAACTCTGATCCTGACCACCGTGAATACCACAATCTCCGGTGGAGATGTGTTCTTCGGGCAGTCACAGGGCAATCCTTGAGGTTCCTTTTCGAGGACGCCGCCATAGAGCTTAAATACAAGCCAATACCCTTCTCAAGGGGGCGGAACTGGTATTTCTGTCAACAGAATATCCGGCGCACGATCTTCACACTCTTGGGATCTTAGGATTAGGGCGCGCTGCCCAATTCCATAGATTCTTCCAAGATTGCTTGTTCGTGATCATTGTTGCGACGCCTAGGACCTCGTTCATTAGAGGCTAGGATCGACTTTTCTATATTACAACCGGCGGATGGTGTAAACTAACCACCCGATGAACAACCG